CTTGTTGCTCAGCTAAGATCGTACCATAAGCACATCGAATAGAAGCGCCGCTCATAGAGTCAGTAGCTACTGCTGTTTGAGCTCCTGGGCCAAGATCGCCAAGCTTAGGCATAGCCATATACAAAGAGTCATTGTTCCAGATCAAGCCACGTCTGTGGTTTGGTAAGCCTTTTACAGTCAGGCCGACCAGATCACGGTTTACGTTTCTAAATGGTGATACATTTGTTGCATCATGTAACAATAGATTTTTAGTTGTAATGGTTGTTACGCCGGCAGCTGTTGAATGACCACCTCTAGATGCAAACTGAACAGGTTGATTTGTTTCTGTATGACCTGCTGTGTTTAAGAATCGTGCATTCGCTATGCCTGGCTCATCAAGAACCTGGAACAAATCACCTGGTCGAACAGCATTAGCGTCATTTTGCGGTGCTGTTGCCCAGTAAATTGTGACTACAGAGAATTCTTCATCAGTAACAGGGTCAATACTTGATGTAACTGATTGAATTGTTCCAATATGTCCACCTGTACCAGTGTCACCTGAGTAATGAATAGGAATCATAGCGCTGTTGTAGAAATTGGTGTTGTTAAACTTACCAAGTTCCCAATCATAAGCTCGGTCATCATTTCGACGCGTAACAAACTGGCTGAGCATTGAGTTAACAATCGGCGCAGAATCAGTAAGAGGCAATACACACTTGAACTCGCCGCCGCCGCCAACACCGAAATCTTTCATGCTGTTAACCGCTTCGGCAATTTGCAGCTGTGAATTAATTGCTGTTAAGCCATCACCGTAGAAGCGATAAGAAGATTCTGTGTATTTTTGCGCTAAATTAAAGCTCATTTTTTGAGCGATACTAGAAAAAGCGCTGTCAGCAATTCCAAAACCAGTCATGCGATCTGCTAATTCAATAGCTGCTGCTCTGGTTGTTGCACGAGAGAAAAGCGCGAGATCTTCAGATGAAAATGCATACGCAGCTACTTCTGTTTGATCACAAACAATAGCCTGAACTCGTTGGCTGAAAGCATCAAAACTTACGTTTCCTAAACCTTGGTTTGATGCAACGTTAATTTTTGGTGGCAATTGATAGCGCACTGTTGTGCCTTCAACACCTGCTACAGTTGTAGAAAAGTTTTGGAACTTCTTATTAGAAAGCATTAAGAAGGGGTCGTGTCTTTGTAGAACTTGCAAACCAGAGTTTGCGATTGCTTCTACTGCAATTAAAGCGTTAGCCATAATAGGCCTCCTGTTTAACTTGGATGATATTTATTTCGATAATAGTCAGCAAAGCTTTGCTCTGTAGAACTGTTATCGCCATTAACTTCTTCTAATGGTTTGGCGATCTTCTCGCCTCCTGATTCATTTTGCTCCAGTCTTTTGCCCAAGTTGTTCAAAGTGCTCTGTGCTAATTTGCCGTGTCCGCCCTTTATTGCAGTAATAATCTGCAATGCTTTGTCGGGGTTCTCAGCAAGGTGGTACAAAACCTCAGCTTTGTTGGGGGCTTCATCCAGGTGTAAATACAATTCAGGGCTGCTTTTAAAGAAGTCTACAGATTGCAATTTATCCTCAAAATCTGGTTTTGATTCTTTTGCTCCGCTGATCTCTTCGTCAAGCTTGCTGATTATATTATTGAACTTTTGTTCATACATCTGGCTCTGCACTTGCTCCTGCTGTTTGCTCATAAGGTTTTGAACCTTATCTTGTACAATGCTGTTTATAGTATCTTCGTCTAGATGCATACCAGCAGGCGCTTGATTAACAGATGAAAGCCCTTGAGCCCTTCCTGCTTTTCTTGCTTCGCCAACTAGTTTATTCACCATAGATTGCGGCACCATTTTTTCAGCTTCTTGTAGAACATCAGGAGTTATACTCTCTGAACTCAAAATTTCTTCATTATCCATTAAAAACCTCTTAACTATTTTCCCGTGTAGCACACGTGTCAAACAGGGATACGCCCTTTCGTATTATGATTACGGCTCATAACAGCCTTATTTGTATACTAAATGATTGCTTACTGTTTATCAAGTCCGTCATCTAGCGTTTCGATCGTATCAAGAAGAAGATCTTTTCGATCGAGGTTGATCTTTTGCTCTCTCAGCTGTAGCTCTCTTTCGTCATGCTCAAGCTTTACCTGGTCTTGCATGATTTGCTGGTGGTTTTGGTTAAGCTTTCTGTGCTCTAAGACAGCATCCTGATGGTGCACTTGTTGCTCCACCTGTGCCTTTATTAACTGAGTTTCAGAGTTTTTATCTTTTGCGTGAGCGTCGGTCATAGTTTGCATTCTATGCGAAACTGTCCTTGCTTCTTCCAGCTTGAGCCTTTCTAGCTCTATCTCCATTTTTTGGTTTTGTACAACAACTTCATTTTGAAGCTTTTGCTCAGCAAGCTGTGCATTTGATTCAACCTTTTCTCGCTCAATTGCCAGCTTCTCTTGTTGTAATTTTAGTTCTTGTTGCTGGATAAGCAATTCAGGGTTTTGTTGCTGACCAGCCAGCATAGCTTGTCGCCTCTGCTGTTCTACGTATTTTGTAAGCAATGATTGAAGCTGGTCGCCACCTCTGATTTCGATATTCTCCATAAGGACAGACAACCCACCGCCTTGCTCAAGCATTCCCTGGAATGTTGGACTGGTTTTGGCAAGCGTCATGATTGTCTCAATGGCTTGCTGTCTTTGCAGTTCAAAATTTGAACCTGCTGTGATTGATACGTTAAGGTCTTTTGGCTTATAGGAAAGTGTTCGTGTCCCTTGTTCGTTAATCCTCAAATATTTTGTCTCGCCTTCCGGTGTTTTAATTGGAATGCTATCAGGGAAAATATAAAGCTTTGGCATTAGTTCCGCGATAAGCTCGCCCAGCCTGCACCAGCTTGTAAGAAAGTTAGCAATGTATGGGTACGCAACCGCGTTATTTTGAGTTGTGGCGTTCATGATAGCTACGCCGCTTAGTGAACCCTTAGTTAGACCCATCTGGGCGTTATAGGACCCTAGAACGGATTGTATGTTCTCTTGGCTTTGATTCAATATCTGCGCATATTGTGGTGGTATGTTATTCCTGGACACTGGCTGTGGTGGCGATAGAGGGTTGCCGTCCATATCTTTGCTTTCATATCGCAAAACTTTGCTAGTGCTTGGGTCTGTCCAATCTGTTGCGACGTCCTCAGATAGCCCCTCAACAGGAACCATAAATTGAGATTGGTTAATATTCTGCATTTCATTAGCAATATGCTGTAAGCAAAAGTTATGCAATCTTTGTGCGTCTTTCGCATCGTTTATGTAAGATTTCGTTCTCTGCGTAACGCACCCATCGGTGTTAAAAGTCGTGCAACTATTTCCGTCAACAAAAATAAGCGGTAAGCCTGTTAGTTTTGTTTCTTCTTTGTACAAGATCTTGTCTTTGCAAAACACAACACGGTCGATAATCTCTGTTACCACCTTTCTTTCATCAATCACTTTCGGGGGTGGGCAGATGTTAATCAAGCCTTCGATATCTTCTGGCTCCATAATGCATTGTAGCCGGTCTTTGTCCACAACTCGCCCATCAGAAAGGTAATAAAGCTTATGCGACTTAAAGCGCTTGCAGTGCATATCAATGACCGTGTATTTCCTCTTGTCTAGGTCATAGTTAGAATCGGCCCAGCAAAAACCAGAGCTTGACTCAGAAAAGCTAGAAATTTCAGACTCTTTAATGTTGTATTTGTAATCGTCCTTAATTGCTTGCGCCGTTTTCTGGACAAACTGAAAGCAATAATTCCCGTCTTGTTTTGTTGGAAGCTTGGCGGAAGGATCAAAGCCAGCAAACACAGGGTTGATGTGCTTAAACTTTATGCATTGGTTGAAAGATTCTTGGTCTTTCCATTGGGTGAACAGCTTAACGCATGAAAACCCGCCTTGAAGCTGGTCTCTGTAGACCTTGTAAGCTTCTTGGTTGGCTTCTGCCGTTGATAAGATATTCCTAAGGTAAGCTTCTACCAGTTGAACTTGTGCGGCATCCGCTTTGTTGGAATCTACCTTTAAGCTTGGTTGTTGTTTAAAAAACTCGCCTAGCAAGCGGCTAACGTAACTGGTTAATAAATTATTTTCCATTGGCGGAATGTTTTGAGCTGCGCAAACCTCTCTGTCTTGATCCGTCAGGTTTGATTTAGTTAAAAAGTGTACATCTTCTTTGAAAGATTCTGCGTTGTCTTGCCAGAAAGAAGTCCAGCTGTCTACACGTCCTTCCAAACCTTTAGCGCTGTATTTTTTCATAGGCTCCGCCTTCGTAGTCTTTGATTGAGGTCTGATACTGCTCGCATTGTAGCATTATTTCTCGTGCGTGTGTAATCTGAGCAGAGAGCAGCTATTGGTTTGGCAATCGCAAGCTTAATCGCGTCCGCTAGCGTGTCCGCTATATCGTCATGCCTATGTGTATTTTTAGCGTTTATTTTACACATGTGATCAATGCACAATTCGAAATGCTTGTCGTGCTCGCAAATGGAGATTTGATTTCTGGCAACGTATGGCTGTGCGTCTAGCATTCTTTGAACCTTCGACCCGCTTGCTCGTGATCGTTCAACAGCATAAATCCTAAATCCTGGCTGACGCTGTAGTGAGGAGATCAGCCCGGTTCCTGTAGATTTCTTTTCTATAGCTATTATGCACGGCTTTACGGGATGTTGTAAGCAATCTGTATAAAATTCCTTAAAAGATTCTTCCAAATCCGCTGGCTCTATCCTTATCTCTTGCGTATCTATCCAATGCAGGCAGATCGCGTTGTTCTCCATGTAGATTCCGAAGAATGAAAACACGGTTGCATCATTGTATGATTTTGAAGTCTCAGCCGTATCGCAGACAACGAAAGTTTTGAGCATCTTTGGTGGCTTCTTTAGAACTCTAAACCATTTGCGTTTAAATATGCCGACAGCGTCGTCTACTGGGTTTTGCATGTATTGAGATGCAAACACAGCAGGGTAG